GAGGAGTCTTTGGTCTATAAACAAAAGTATAAAACTTACCTGCCTTTGGAGAAGTAGTTGTTTGCTTCAATACATCAAGTATTTCCAACATCAAATCGTCAGCATCTTCTGTTCCATATAAGTTTTTAAGCAGAGGTTTAATACGGTTCATTTTTTAGTAATTCCGAGTTCGTGTTCTGTGATTACTTTGAAAGTCCATCCTCTATCTTTACAATATTCTCTTGCTGCTTCCCATTTTGATTGATTTTTGGCATATTCAAATGCCTCATACAAGTATCCTTTAGTTTGTCTTTTGGGTTTAGGTGGAGGCATTGTTTGCTTATATGGTTTAATCTCAATTAAATATTTTTTAGTGCTTCCATCTGGTTCTTTGACTTTTATATAAGCATCAGGAAAGTATCTATGAATTCTTCCATCTACCGGAGAACGATATGGAATTGCAAGTTCTTCGGAAGCATACTCTAAAATATTTTCATTCGTATCACAATATTTTAGAAACTTTAATTCCCATAAAGATCTATAGATGATATTAGTTGGATCTCCAACATACTTTTCCGGAAATGATGGTTTAAACTTTCCTTTATAAGACATCTAAATACTTATACTAATAAGACTCATAAAAGGTATTTAGAGTGCCTATTCAACGCAGGATATCCGACTTTAAGCCACTCTTTACGAATCTCGCACAAACTTCTCACTATGAAGTAAGATTTGGTGGGGTGGGACCTCTTGGTGGTCCACTAATGGCATATCTTTCTCGTAAAGGCATTAGTCAAAGATTCATTGCCGAAGACGCTGGACTACTTTGTTACTCAGCATCTCTTCCAACTACCTCTTTAGCAACAGCAAGTATCAGCGGAAACTTTATGGGCATAACTGAAAAGTTTGCTCATACTAGAATATATGATACAATTTCACTTGATTTTTATGTAGATAAAAATTATAATGCTCTTAAATTTATGGAAAGTTGGATGGAGTTTATTGCAAGTGGTTCTAATAATCCAATTGAGAGTAACCTTGCCCCAATAGGGCAAAACCGTAAGGATTATATTTCTAGAATGCAATATCCAGAATATTATAAATCTGATAGAACGACAATCACTAAGTTTGATAGAGATTACAATAAAGAAGTTGAATATACCTTCATAGGATTATTTCCATCACAAATTGCATCGCTTCCAGTAACTTATGCTGCTTCGGATACTTTAAAGATGTCTGTCATATTTCAATATGATCGTTACATTGCAGGAAAATCTCTTTCATTAGATGAGATTGTAGGAAGTAATAACAACAATCAACCAGGTCAATCTACAAATTTACCTAAGAGTCTTGTCAATGGTAATCCAATTGATTCTCCTATTTCTGCAGAAGATGCTTATAGAATCGGAAATAATCTAGATTTTTCTAGATTCGGTGCCAATACTAATGTTAATTTTTCAGAATAAATAAGCATAGTTGAAATATTGTAATTAACATAAAATGCCTTTACCTAAAATTGCAACACCGACTTATGAGTTGGAAGTTCCTTCATTAAAAAAGAATATTAAGTATAGACCCTTTCTTGTTAAAGAAGAAAAGATTTTAATTATTGCTATGGAGAGTGAGGATACAAAACAAATTGCAGAGGCAGTAAAAACTGTAATTTCAAATTGTATTCTTACCAGAGGAATCAAAGTAGAAAATCTGGCAACTTTTGATATTGAATATTTGTTTTTGAATATTCGTGGAAAGTCTGTAGGAGAATCTGTAGATGTTCTAATTACTTGCCCTGATGATGGAACAACGCAAGTTCCAGTCTCAATTAATCTAGATGATATTGAAGTGAATGTAAGTAAAGAACACTCTAGAGATATTAAACTTGACGATCATTTAATCCTTAGGATGAAATATCCTTCAATGGAGGAATTTATTAAAAATAATTTTGGTGATGATATGAATGTAAGTGTTGATGATACTTTTGATATGATTTCTTCTTGCATTGAACAAATTTATAATGAGGAAGAATCCTGGTCTTCATCTGATTGTACAAAGAAAGAACTTGCAGATTTTCTAGAGCAACTTACTACAAATCAATTTAAGCAGATTGAAAAGTTCTTCGAAACGATGCCCAAATTATCTCATACTGTTAAATTAAAAAATCCAAATACTGGTGTAGAAAGTGAGGTTGTATTGGAGGGTTTAACATCTTTTTTCGCCTAGGAATGGCTCACACGTCGTTGGAGTCATATTACAAAACTACATTTCAATTGATACAGCATCATAAATATTCATTAACAGAGTTAGAAAATATGATGCCCTGGGAAAGAGAAGTTTACATTACTCTTCTTTCACAGTATATTGAAGAAGAAAACTTAAAACAAGGCATAAGCAATTAAGATGGATCCTGTAACGATAGCACAAAGTGGAATCGACCCCGTTACAGGATCTCCCCTGTCAGCAGAAGTTCGTAAAGCTCTTTTTAAAAGAACTATAACTCCTAGTAGTGTTTTTGGTCGTGGCGGTGCTTTAGTTAAGAGAACTGATGATAGTTCTTCATTAGTGGTAGCTCAAACTCAACAAATTTCCACACTTCAAGAACAAATCAATTCTCTTCGATCAGAAGTAATATTCTTAAATACCGGTCTTGTAAATATTGGTAATCTAATACAGCAAGATAGTGTTTTAGAGCAACAAAGACTAAAAGGAGAGCAAGAGAATGAGAGGAAACTTGCTGAGAGGCAGGTTAGAATAGGAAAAGAATCTGAATTAGAGAAAAAAATTACTGCTGCTTTATCTGCACCTATCATTGCTCTTGAAAGAAAAGTTAGTGGTGTATTTGGAAATATTGGAAACGCTCTAACAACATTATTTCTTGGATGGTTGACAAACCAAGGAATTGAAACACTTAAAGCGGCAGAACAAGGAAATAAAGAAAAACTACAGCAAATTAAAGATAATGTTCTTAAAAATATTGCGTATGCAATAGGAGCAATTGCCGCAATCAATGTTGGGTTTGGTCTGGTAGTTCGTTCTGTTCTTGGTATTGCTGGAAGAATAAGTGGTATTGCAATTCGACTTGCTCTTGCTCCATTTAGATTTGCCGGAAGTCAACTTGCAAAAGTGCCATTGGTGGGAAGATTATTTGGTGCTGGTGCTAGAAAACCACCTACGACCCCGAAACCAAGAGTTCCTGTGACTGGTGGAAATTGGACGACTAAACTTGGTAACTTTTTTAGGGGTATTGGATCTTCGACTAGAGGTGCAACTGGTGCCGCATCTGCAGGCAAAGGGCTTGGAGCTTTTGGAAGATTTGTTCCTGGATTAAATGTTGCTTTAGGTGGCGCAGCAACAGCATATGATATTAGTCAAAAAGATTATGCCGCTGCATCTTTAAGTGCAACATCAATGCTTCCTGGTCCTATTGGTTGGATAGGGGCTGGTTTAAGGTTAGGTTATGGATATTTGAAGGGTGAAGATGGAGAAACTCAAGCACAAGCACAATCAAACCCAACATCTCCTCCACCAACTGTAGCAGCAACTCCACAAAGTCCTATGATGCCAAATGCATCAGAACTTTCATTGACTCCTCAACAAGAATCAATGTCTCAATTCGAATCGGAATCGGGAAAAAATATTGCTAATGTGAATGCAACTCCTTCTCAAGTATCTTCTACGCCATCTTTAATTTCTTCTACGCAATTGCAAGGATTACCAACACCATCACCAAATGTAGGAGCACTTCCAGAACCAGAACCAAATGTAATTATGATGCCCTCAGGTGGAAATAATCCTCAACAATCTTTAATTTCTTCAGCATCATCAGGTACGGATGTTCCATTAATTAGTTCATCAAATCCTGATAACTTCTATGTTCTTTATTCACAATTAAATTATAATGTGGTAATGTAATATGGCAATTTCATCACCACTCTCAGTTAAACAAATATCAGGATCTTTAAGAAAGAATAAAAAATTGTCTTCTGGTTCTACAGAAACAATTAAGAAAGTTCAGGATGTCTTAGTGAAAAAAACAAAAGTCAGAAAAGAAATATTTCAGAATCAAACTATTCTACAAAATCGTAGATCTGAAAATGAAAGGAGAAGAAATGTAGAAGATCAACTTGAGGCATCAAATCTTGTAATTAGACCTGGAGGTGCCGCACAATTAATTCAAAGTAGTACTAAGGGGTTTTTAGAAAGAATACTTGGATTCCTTGGATATTTGACTGCTGGATGGATATTAAATAATTTACCCACTTGGATTGCAATGGGTAAAGAATTTATTGCCAGAGCCCAAAGAATGGGTCAGTTAATTTCTGGATTTGTTGGAAATATTACAAATATATTTTTAGGATTTGGTAATCTTTTAAGCGCAACATATCAAAATTTAGTTCAGTTTGACTTATTTGATACTTCTAATCGAGTAAAGGATGCTTTCGGGCAATTAACCGGAAGTGTAGATGAAATGGGTAGAGAACTTGAAGAGTCTATTAAACTATTAACGACTCCATTAACCGAAGGAATGGTGTCCGGAGAAAATGCTCCTGCTACTGGACAAGATAGAACTTCTGAAGGTGCTTATGAACCTGGAGCACCTTACAGTGGCATTGAAGGTCCGGAAACCTCTGGAGGGAGGGTTAGTCCTCAAGCAGTGTATTCTTATTTGAGATCCAAAGGAATAGGGCATATTCATGCAATGGGCATCTTGGCAAATATTGAAGGTGAAAGTGGATTTCAAATAGGTGCTCAAGAAAAGGGAGATAGTAAGCAAGGTGTTGGATTATTTCAATATACCTTTCCATCAAGAAAACAAGCATTTTTACAAGCAGTTCCTGATTATAAGACAAATTGGAAAGGTCAGATAGATTTTGCTATGGGCAGAGATCCAAATACTCCATTATATTTGAATAAACAATTTTCTTCTCCAGAGGAAGCAGCAGACGATTTTATGAGAAATTGGGAAAATCCCTCAAAAAGAGTTTATAATGATAGAAGAAGAAAGCATAATCAATTTATTAAATCTTTTAAGCCAGGATCTTCACCTCAACAACCACAACCACAAACAGGTCAAGTTTTTAGACCATTGCCTCAAGGATCATTTAAGGGTGGAGAAAGACAAAGATTTAATGCTCCAAGAGATGGTGGTAAAAGAAAGCATTTGGGAGTTGATATTACAGAGTCTAATTGGAAACCAGGATCTGATCCAAGAATACCTGTAGTTGCTATTCGTGGTGGAGTTGTTTCTTCAAGAAATTACGTACCAGGATCACAATATCTAAGTGGAATGGTGATAGATCAGGATGATGGATATTCAATAAGATATCTACATATGTCTCCTTCCGTAAGACCGGGACAAAAAGTGTCTGCAGGACAAAGAATTGGAAGATTGGTAGATCTTGGAAATCAAACTCACCTACATATTGAACTTTATGCCGGGTCAAAACTTTTAGATCCTACTGATTATATTAAAACTGTTGAACGAGGTGGTGTACCTGCAGCAATTGCAAGACAACAACCAGCACCGGCACAAATAGCATCGTTACAAACTCAACAGAGACAACAAGGATCACAACAACTTTCACGAGAAAGAACTGGACCAACCGTAATTATTTCCGAGACTCCTGCACCACAACCTCAAGTAATTCAGTCTGGTCCTCCCCCTTCTACTATTTCTTCTCCAGAAATCGATGAATTTACTTTGTTAAATAATTTTATGAGAAACAAACTTCTACTAGACCTCGCTTATCTATAATGGCTCTTAATAAATCAATATATGAAGAACTAATTCTTCAATCAAACGATCAGAAAAGAACAGTTGATATTTCCAACGGAACAATTGCTATTGAGTATTTTGAAGACATTTTTTCTCCAACAATTACTGCAAAGGTTAAGGTAGTCAACACGGGAAATACTATTACATCATTCAATGATACTGATGGAGAAAGACAATCAATTTATAACGGTCTTCCTCTTCGTGGTGGTGAAAGACTTTCAATGAGAATTGCTGGTAATTCTCCTGGAAGTCCGGCACTAGATTTTTCTGTAAATCCAAAAAAATATCTTTATGTTTCAAGTATTACGGATGTAATCTCTGAGGCACAGCAAGAGAGTTTTACTCTTAATTTAGTTTCAAGAGAAGCAATTACAAATGAAACTTCAAGAGTAATGAGAAAATATCCCACATCACTTAAGATTAATGAATCAGTTCAAAAAATCTTAACTGATGTACTAAAAACTGATAGCATCGGAACAATTGATGAAACTTCCAATAAGTATGGTTTTATTGGAAATATGAGAAAACCATTTACCGTATTAGTTTGGCTTGCATCTAAAGGAGTTCCTGTTTCTTCTGGAGATGCAACCGCCGGATTTGTATTTTATCAAACTCAAGATGGATTTCAGTTTAGATCTATTGATAATTTAATCTCTCAAAAATCAAAAGCAACTTACGTTCATAGTCCAACGACAGTTTCTTATGATGAGGATGATAAAAAGGTTAATAATGATTTTAAAATTTTAAATTACATTACAGAAAAAAATCAAAATCTAGTTGAAAAATTAAGACTAGGAACTTATGCAAGTCAAAGATCTTTTTTCAACCCCTTAGATTTTTCATTTACAAAGTATCAAGAAGGATTATTTAAACTTGAAAACTATGCAAATAAAACTGAAAATCTTGGTGGAAGAGACCTAAAACTTCCTAAAATATCCGAAGGTTCTGATTTATCTTTGGGTGATGTTCCAACTAGAATTATTACCGCAGTTTTGGATATTGGTACAATGGAGCAAGATGCTTCTACTGATAATAATTCTGATCCAGTATTATATCAATCTCAATCTTTGATGAGATATAATATTCTGTTTACCCAAACTTTAAGTGTAATAGTTCCAATTAATACAAATCTAAGAGCGGGTGATGTAATTGAGTGTCTGTTTCCGAAGGTTACTGAATCTCAAAAAAGAGAATATGACTCCGAAACAAGTGGTCTATATATGATTAAGGAACTTTGTCATCATTTTGATACAAACAATTCTTATACTTCAATGAAATTGTTGAGAGATACTTTTGGGGTTAATAATCAAGAAAGAAAATGATAGACGAATCTTTATTAAAAAGTAATTTTATTGGAAGAGATGGATTTCGTTGGTGGATAGGGCAGATTCCACCTGTCGAATCAATGGGTCAACAAGTTGAAGGTGGTGGATGGGGAAATAGATTTAAAGTTCGTATTATTGGATATCATCCATACGATGAGAATGAGCTTCCAAATGAAGAACTTCCTTGGGCCCAATGTTTAGTTCCAACCACTTCGGGAACCGGTGCGGCAAATTGTTCTACAGGAGTTCAATTACAACCTGGAGATGTAGTTCTTGGATTTTTCTTGGATGGTGATAATGCTCAGATACCTGTTATTTTAGCAGCATTTGGTAGAACTGGAGATGTTCCGAGCAATTCTTTTAGTTCTCCATTTGTTCCTTTCACTGGATTTTCAAGCAAAATTCCTAAAAACGACACATTAGGTCCAAGTGAATCTAATGAAATGACCAAAGATTCACAACCAACTCCAAGAGATTTGTCGTTTGGAAAAGTTGTTTTTGCTAACACGATAGGAAATACCAAAACATTAGGGATTATTTCTGAGATTGATAATCTTTTACGAAAAATAAGATCATTCGATGTGTCTGTCATTTCCGACGCAGAACGAATTGTCCAAGAAATTACCAAATCTACTGATAAAATACAATCAATATCAAATGATTTTATTGGAACCGGTATTAACCAACTTTATACTCAATTAATACCTGTAATGCAGGAAGGACTGGGATTATTATATAAGAAAGTTTATGCAACAGTTTTGGCAGCAACTCAAAATGCAGCAGCGGCACATTTAGCTGGAGTAGCGGCACAAACTGCAATGGTCGAACCTGTAAAAAGATTAGAAGATGCAATTCCTTGCCTTTCTGGTGAAATTGGATCAAATCTTAATGATATTGTAGGAGATTTGATTAGATCTACTGTAGATAATGTTGATGTATTTCGTTCATGTGCTTCTGATCAATTCACTGGATCTTTATTAAATACAATCATAGATAAAATTGATATTGGTCTTTCAGAATCTATTTCAGGAGTCGGTAAAATACTCCAATTCTTCCCCAACTTTAGTGTCGGAGATACAATTAGAGGATCTGTAGATGGTATTCGTTCCATTGGGGGTCTATTTGACTGTAATCAAGATGCTTTATCTTATGATGGAATAGTTGATCAATGGACAGTTGGTAATAATCCAAGATCAACTCCATTAGACTCTTATGATAATATTTTAGAAAATGTTAATTTAATTGATTCTGGAGAAAATATAAGTGAAACTCAAGAATGTTCAACAAATATTTTAGATATTGCATCTCCACCAATCATTAATATTTTTGGTGGAGGTGGAGATGGTGCTAAAGCAATACCATTATTTGGATCTCTTATATCCAGTGATGATAAAGTAACTGGCAGTGTGATTGGAGCTCAAGTTATTGATGGTGGATCTGGATATAGATACCCACCATTCGTAGAAATTAATGATGATGCAGATCAGGGATATGGAGCAATTGCACGTTCAAGAATTAATGATAAAGGTCAAGTAACAGAAATTTATATTGTATCTGAAGGTGAAAATTATACTCCTGGTAATATTAGTGAATATTCGATCAGTAGTGTCTTAATTGAAAGTGGTGGATCCAATTATCAGACTGAGGACGTTGTTTTTGATAATCTTGGAAATGTTTATAACGCTAAGATTGTAAATGGACGTATCTATCAAGTAGAGCCTCTAAATAATATAGTTAGAGATCTGCCAGTTCTTACAGTTCAATCTTCTACTGGTTCTGGTGCAGTACTGAGACCTATTCTAGGTCTTCCAGAGACTAAAGGTGAAGTTCAACAAGTAATCGATTGCGTCACATAAAATGGCAGAAAGACCAAATCAAAATATTTACAAAAGACAACTCATCAGTTTCAATCCAAATTTCAGGATTGATACTGCAAATCCACAAATGTCCGGAAGTGGAACTGACGTTTATCGTCTTTATGGTGTTACTGATGATAATGATAAATCTTCAATCTCTTTAACTAGTTCTGGACTTTATTCGATTAAAAATGATCGAACAATTGAGATTGTTGCTGGAGAAAATAACGAAGGAAAGAGTGTAGATATTGTAATTGTCGGTAGAAATGGTGATGTAACAATTACCGCAGAAAGAACCGGAATGGTTCGCATCAAAGCAAATAATATCATGCTTGATGCAGACGAAGATATTACTCTTAAGGCAGGTAGAAATATTATTCAACAATCATCTTCTGGTCGTATTTTGCTTAAAGGAGTTTCTGTAGATGCTGATGGAATGCGCGGAAATGTGATTGAAAATATGGGTATTGGATTTGGTATGAAAGTATTTTCTGGAAGTTTTGTGGGTGCTGATGTATTAGGGTCTGTATTTAAAGCGGTTACTCCGTTTATAAGTAAGGTTTTCTAAGATGTCTAACATTAATGTAACCGGACAAGAAGCATATTTTAATGAAGATGCTAAGTTCTTTAAGGACGTTTACATTTATGGTACTCTTTATTATGAATTCGAATCAAATACTAAAGAAATATTTAATGACATAGAAGTCAGAGGATCTGCAACTTTTTTATCTGACGTATATTTTGAAAGTGGTATATCTGTAGGAATTTTAACAGTTAGGCAAAGATTAGATGTTGGTGTTGATGGGCAAACTTTAAGAGCAGATGCTTCAACTGGAAATGTTGGAATAGGAACAACAATACCAAGAAAAAATCTAGATGTAATTGGAACTGCAATAGTTAGTGATAGAGTTGGAATTGGAAGTGTAGAACCTCAACAAGCATTAGATGTTGCCGGAAGCGTTAAGATTGATGTAACTATTTACGACTCAATAAACGTTCCTGGAAGAAACGGTTATTTCTTAACTAGAGATGATCGTGGCATTCGCTGGATTCCTCTGGTTGCGGAATCGAGACCAGAAGTTCCTGGAATTAGTACTGGAGGAATCTTTGTCCTGGACGAAGGAGTTCCACTTTATCCTTAATATTATGATCTATAAATATTTTTAACATAAAGAAGTAAAATGACAAGATTTTATGTTCAAGACCAAGGAGTGTTTATTCCAACAGATGATTTAGCACAAGCATTTGCTGCTCTAAATTTTGTTCAATCAAATAGCCTTGGTATTGGAACAGATAATTTAATACCGGTCGTTAATGCTGGCAATCCAAATTGGATTGCAGATATCCGTACACAAGACTTGTGGGGATATAATAGTAGCGGAAATATCTACAGAATGACCAATGTTGGTATTCAAAATAGTAATCCATCAGCAACTTTAGATATTACCGGAACCCTTCATGCAACTGAAGCAGTTGACTTTGATGCAACTTTAAATGTTGATGGTGCAACCACATTAAATTCAACTCTAGATGTTGATGGTGCAACCACGTTAAATTCAACTCTTGATGTTGACGGTGCTACTACTCTTAATAATACTTTAGACGTTGATGGAGATACTACTTTAAATGCAACTCTAGATGTTGATGGTGCTACCACGTTAAATTCAACTCTTGATGTTGATGGCGGAACTACTCTAAACTCCACATTGGATGTTGATGGTGCTACCACTCTTAACAATACTTTAGATGTTGATGGGGCTACCACTCTCAATGATACTCTGGATGTTGATGGCGGTACCACATTAAATGCAACTCTGGATGTCGATGGTGCAACCACATTAAATTCAACTCTTGATGTTGATGGTGCCAGCACCCTTAACAATACTCTGGATGTTGATGGTGCCACTACTTTAAACGCAACTTTAGACGTTGATGGGGCTACCACTCTCAATGATACTCTGGATGTCGATGGTGCTACTACACTTAACGACACTTTAGATGTTGATGGCGCTACCACGCTACAAACAACTCTCCAAGTCGGATTTGCTGGAACTGTAATTACCACAACTAGTGCCGGATTAGTTGGATTTGGTACGGATAATCCTGAGAGAGATGTTGAGTTTAATAATAGAGATGTATTTTTTAATGATAGTGCAATATATGATACCAACGAAAACGTCGGATTTAGATCAGAGCAATATCAAGTTCCAAGAAATGTATTAGCAACTGTCGGAGTTGATACTTCTGGTAGTATCATTGGAGGAAGATTTTTTGATGCCGCTAATTTAATTAGATTGAACTTAGATTTTATTGCAAATGAGGCAGTAGGATTTATTACAAGTACTGATTACAAATCACCAGCATTTAATCTTTCTTCAAATGATTATACATCTTGTAAAGATGATATCAAAGATATTCTAAAAGCAATTACTTACGATATCACTAGAGGTGGTAACTCAGGTTCAGTTGGCGCCGGTTTATCTTATTATAATGGAAATACTCTAATTCATATTACAGGAACTGATGTAAATGGTTACAGTATTAAGGATGCTTCGATTGTTGCAATCACCACGGCAGCACAACTTTCAAGATACGTAATTAATAATGTATCTCCACCAAAGTCATATCAAGGAATAGGTAATAGCATTCCTCAAATTAAAGATTTAATGCTGCAGGATGATCCAATTGTTGGATCAAATACAAACTATGATGGATGTTCAAACGTAGTTTCTGCAATTACAGTTTGTGCTGGTATTGTTACAACAATCATTGGTGGAAGCCCTACTGCTTCACCTAGAATAACTTACCCTGATGGTAAAATTGTTTGGTCTCCACCAGGTGCTGATTCCAAAAATATTATATACGTTTCTAAGTATGGAAATGATGATAATAATGGAAGAACGGAAGGTTCGGCAAAACTTACAATTGGCGCTGCAGCGGCTGCTGCACAACCAGGTGATACTATCATGGTTCGTTCTGGTGTTTATTTTGAAAATAACCCAATTGGATTGAGAACTGATGTTACTGTTACTGGTCAAGATTTAAGACTCGTAACAATATGCCCACAAAATGATGATGACGTATTCTATGTAAGAAGAGGATGTTTAGTTGAGAACTTAAGTTTTGCTTACAGTAAAAATCCATTTGATGCTGATGCACCAATTTCTATTAAAGGTGCGGCAGTGGCATTCCCACCACCAACAGGAATTTCAAGAGCTAGATCCGGATATTTAGAACCAGGTCCTGCTACAGAAGGACCTACCGGAAGATGGAGATCTCCATATATTCGTAACTGCACCAACTTTATGAGTGGCAGTATTGGTATGAAAATTAATGGAGACCATGCAACTGCGGCAACAATTGGTAATGATTTGAAGTGTATGGTTTGTGACTCCTTCACTCAATATAATGAGGCAGGAATTGGAGTATCAATTAGCAATAACGGATATGCTCAGTTAGTTTCTATTTTCACAATTAACTGTGATATTGCAATCTATGCGGACACTGGTGGTTCTTGTGACCTAACAAACTCTAACTCATCCTTTGGTAACTTTGGATTAGTTGCTGTGGGATTAGGTTCTACCGAATTCACCGGAACAGTATCAAGATATCCATCAACAAGATCTATTGATGGAGTTGATGCCGGGTCTGATACTGTTACGTTCATTAATTTGTTTGATTCGAGCGGTAATCCTAGAAGACCATATGACGGGCAAGCGCTCTTCTTCAAGATTGATTTGAGTAATTATGCCGACGCCGATACAACAGGTCTGCCGAGTACTATCTTGGCAGAACCTATGAGACAGGTTGACTCGATTACTATTACGAATGGTGGATCTGGATATAGTGCAATTAATCCACCAACAGTAGTTATTCGAGATGCAAATGATCTATCTCAACAACCAAAGGGACCTCAAGGAATTATTGCAGAAATAAGTCCAACCATTGATGAGGTATCTGGTGCTATTACGGCAATTGATGTTATAAACAGTGGAAGAAATTACTTACCAACACAAAATCTGGAAGTTTTCATTGATGGTTCTGGAGGAGCATCTGCTACAGTAAATACTCAACCAATTTATTACACTGTAGATGTTGCAACACAAGTAACTTTGTCTGGAATTACCACGGTTACTTTCAATGAATTTATTCCTTATGAATTATTTGGTGGAGAAGATGTTGCACTGAAGAGAATCAGTCGTATTCTTACAAGCTCTCATTCTTTTGAATATATCGGAACAGGAACTGATATAAATACATCAACGCCTTTCAAAGGTAGTGTTCCAATTAAGGAAAATGAAATTGTTGCTTTAGATGGGGCACAAATTCCATTTACGAGTACAGATCAAAAAGGTAATTTTGATATTGGTGAAGGATTTCAGATTAATCAACCATCCGCAATCATTAGAGGAAGAGATTTTAGTAAGGCAATACAGGCAGAAGTTACCCCACTTATACTTGCACTGAGATAAAATATGGCAGTCGCACCACTTAATAAATTTTTAACTATTGCAGTTCCTGTTGCTCCAGGAGAACAGACAGTATACACAACTCCTGTTGGAGTTTCTGCAATTATTCTTTATGCACAAGTTTCTAATGTAGGAGTTAATACTTACCCAACAGTATCACTCACTCATAGTAGAAAAAGTACGTCAGCAAGGACTGCTGGAAATACAAGAAATATCAGAGTCATTAAGGATGTGGAAATACCACCAAATGATGCTGTGGTAATTATTGATGGTAGATTGGTTTTAGAAAGAACGGCTGTAGTTACTGATTCCGTCATAATTGAAGGAACTCAGGCAGGTATTGTAACAATTACAAATTGTGTTTATGATAATAATACCGGTATTACTACCATAACAACACTTACTCCACATAATTTTAATGCAAATGATGAAGTAACAATGAGTGGATTGGCATTTACTTGTAGTGGATCGTTTGGATTAACAACATCAATTTTCCCAGCACCACAACAATCATTTACTGTTGATTCTATAATCGGAAGTGTTGGAACATCAAAGACATTTGTAACCAATTCTGGAGTAGTTGTAGGAATTGCTCACACCTATGTAAGTGGTGGGCATGTTGCACCTCTTCAAATGGAATTTATTTGTAGTATTCTAGAGAATAGCGTGTCATAATTATGCCAAGATATATCAGTAATCGATCTAAAAGAACTCCACAAGGATCACTATCTGATGATAGGTATAGGTATCTTGGTCTAGATCAAGCAGAACCAAATCTTGGAGATCCTGCGGTACCTGGAGAAGTAATACCATTAGGAACTCAATATCAAGTTATAACTCTTCTTGAAAGACCAGGAGAAAGATATTGGGTCCCAGTTGGTGGAGGATTAATTCCTGGAGCAATTAGTGTTTATGAAGAAGGAATCTTAACTCCTCCAGGAGGAATTAGTAGCATTAGTCAACTCAATTTTGTTGGAAATGCAATTCAAGTAGGTGGTTATTTAAATCCTGATGGATCACCTGCAATAGCCGCTACAATAACGGTATCTCCTCCAGGAAATAACGGAAGTGTTTTATTTAAAGAACTAAATGATTTTGCAACATCTTCCAATTTAGTTTTTAATAGTTCTGTTGGAATTCTAACAGTTGGTAAAGGGCTAAATGTTGGAAGTGGTGGAACAATATTTGCAGTAACACCCACAGGATTATTGGGTATTGGAACTCCAAACCCAACACAAGAATTACATATTCAGGGTGATCTTAGACTTACTGGAACCATTTATGATTCTAACAACAGCCCTGGATTTACTCAAGATATCTTAGTTAAAGATAGTCTAGGAGGTTTAATCTGGGTCAATCAAGGTTCAGTTCAAGCAGGAGCTGGTGGAACTTTTACAAATGTTCAGTTTCATAATAATGCTGGATTAGTAGATGGAGCACCTAATTTTGTTTATGACAGTATCAATAGCCGTGTTGGTATTGGAAGCACAAATCCAGAATATTTACTAGATGTAAGAGGATATTCTAGATTTACTGGACAAACAGAGATTGATAATCTTCGTGTAACTGGAATAGCAACAATTTCGACTCTTGGAGTAACTGGAACAACAACGACTCGAAATCTACAAGTTACTGGAATCACAACAATTGGATTTGTTACTGGAACGAGTGCATACTTCACAGGAATTTTAACCGCATCAAAGATTGTTGGATTAGCAGAAGTAACGGATCTAAACGTAACTGGTGTTGCTACAATTAATACTCTTAAGGTCATTGGACTTGCAACAACCAAGGATCTTCAAGTTTTTGACTCTACAACACTTAATAGATTAAGAGTAACTGGAATTTCTACATTTGATTCTCAAGTTAATATAAACAATCTAAGTGTTACTGGTGTAGGAACATTTGATAATATTAAATTAGATACAAATACGGTCAGCACGACAACCGGAAATCTTATTATTGATTCAAATGCAGGAACTACCCAAATTAATGATGCAATTTATGTAACTGACACAACACAATCGACTAGCAAAGATACTGGATCAATTGTCACAGAAGGTGGAATTGGAATTGAAAAAAATCTAAACGTTGGTGGAGATTCTTCCTTTATTGGTAGTATTGAATTAGAGTCATCACTTAGAGATATCTACAATAATGTAGGAATTGCCGGATCGGTTCTAACTTCTACTGGAGTTGGTGTCAGTTGGACTGCACCGTTTGCTGCTGGTCTACAGGGTCTCCAAGGTACTCAAGGTCGTCAAGGTACTCAAGGTCTTCAGGGCACTCAAGGAAGGCAGGGTCTACAAGGTACTCAAGGTCTTCAAGGAACCCAAGGAAGACAGGGAACCCAAGGTACTCAAGGTCTTCAAGGTCTTCAGGGTCTTCAGGGTCTTCAAGGATCCTCTGGTCTCACTGGCGGCACAGGATCTCAAGGAGCACAAGGTACTCAAGGTCTACAAGGAACCCAAGGAAGACAGGGAGCCCAAGGTGTTCAAGGAACTCAAGGTACTCAAGGTACTCAGGGTCTTCAAGGATTGCAAGGTCCACAGGGAGTTTCGGGTCTCACTGGAGCCACAGGATCTCAAGGAGCACAAGGCACTCAAGGTGTCCAAGGAACTCAAGGTCTTCAAGGTCTCCAAGGAACTCAAGGAAGACAGGGAACTCAAGGTTCTCAAGGAACTCAAGGAACATTTGGTGCCGTTGGTTCTCAAGGTTCTCAAGGAACTCAGGGTGTTCAGGGAACTCAAGGATCCTTTGGTAGTGTTGGTTCTCAAGGCGCTCAAGGAACTCAGGGTGTTCAGGGTTCTCAAGGAACACAGGGCGCTTTAGGTTCTACAGGATCTCAGGGGGCACAAGGAACTCAAGGAACTCAAGGCACTCAAGGAACTTTTGGATCTACAGGAGCCACAGGTTCTCAGGGCGCCCAGGGTACTCAGGGTACTCAGGGCACTCAAGGATCTCAAGGAATTCAGGGTGCAGCAGCTACGTCTGGTGGATCCGGTTCTATCTCAGTCGTAAATGATACGACCACAAACGCCACATATTATGTTGGATATTCCACAATTACATCTGGTGATCTATCAGTATTAAGTATTGCCACAACAAAATTAACCTTTAATCCTTCTACAGGAAATCTAACAGCAACTACATTTACTTCTCTATCTGACAAAGATTTGAAGAAAAATGTTAACATTATTGAAAATCCAATTGAAAAGATTTCTAGCCTTAATGGAGTATCCTTTAACTGGATGACAAATGGGAAACCTTCTATAGGTTTAATTGCACAAGAAGTTGAAAAAGTATTCCCAGAACTTGTTGATGGTGACAAATTTAAGTCTATAAACTATGACGGTCTGGTTGGCGTTCTAGTAGAATGTGTCAAAGAGTTGCAGACACAAATTAATGATTTGAAAAACGCTTGACACCCCGCCCTACATGCCCTATAATACTCAGGTAATCAAACAAAACGCCTGATGCCTGCCGAAGAAGTTCTGACACGATGTGTTGTCGATACCCTTGCCCGAAAGTTTTACCTCTATTCTAGCGAAGGTGGAGAGCGTGTTGTTGAATGTGAGACCGTAGACCAGTTTATGAATGTGCTGGAAGTCGTGCGGGATAAACTTGACGAAGACACCCTTGTTTATTCAAATCCTTTTTAAGAATTATGAAAAGCATTACTATCGAAGAACTCCAAGCAGATTTTGATGCTATAATTGGTGAGGTTGAGAACGGAAAATCCTTCCTCATCAAAAGCGAATATGGCGATGCTATGCTAATTCCTTATAAAGATCATAAAGAAGTTGACGACCTTATCCGAATACACACGGACCACGAAGAAGGTTGTTGAGTTTTTGGGAGTATAGCTTAATGGTTAGAGCGGGCTCCTTATAAGGGCTTAGTCTGGGTTCAACTCCCAGTATTCCCATCTGCTTACCCATTTTGTAGTGGGTTTTGAGGGTAAGCAACAGTAAACCTACTTGAAAAAAGGAGAGTGAAAAACCCTGCCTATAAGTCGGTATGAAACAGACCTATGACTTATTGTGCGCTTCTGTTTCACTGTATGAATCTCTCCTATCGCTCCTTTAGCTCTCTGGAGAAAGCTCCGAACTCATAATTCGGCTAAGGTCGGTTCGATCCCGACAAGGAGCACTTGACCTTTATGACTTTCTGAGTTATAATGGTCTCATACAAACGGGCGGGTGTCGTAATCGGTAGCCGAATCGCACTTAAAATGCGCTGGGAGTAATCCCGTGGGGGTTCGAGTCCCCCTCCGCCCACTTAAAATAAATAAAAGATATTGAAATACTCATATGTCTTTTAAGTACAGAATCAGTCACGCACACTGTTGGTACAATAATGGTAGTATGATTGTGAAAATGTACTTCATAAATGAAATACCTTTTACGTTTGATGAACTTCCTGACGGTCATCTATACGATCAAGATCTTTGTAGAGAAGCGGATAAATATCGTACATTTGAACCAGAAGATCTATATAAAAATTCTTTCTATCTTATAGATGAAGAGGCACATCCTTGTTTATTTCCAGTTGATCTAGAAAATCCTGAGGATATGCCCCCAGATACGGAATATATTTTTGATGAGGAGGATTTGACTTCATAAATAAAACATAGAAATAATTTAGAAGTTATAATACAATGCCTCTGAATAAATTAGACAATTTCATTAAAAATGTCGAAGGGAGAATCTTGTATGTGAATCCAAATGACCTTGAGTCTACGGATTCAATCGAAAATCAAGGTAATTCACTCACAAGACCCTTTAGAACCATTCAGAGGGCTCTTTTAGAATCAGCAAGATTCTCATATGTTAAAGGAAATAGTAATGATATTACAGAAAAAACGACTATTCTTTTATTTCCAGGGGAACATTTAATTGATAATAGACCTGGTTATGCAATTTATGATAATGCAGGAGCGGCATATGCAGTATCTAGAGCTGGTGGTGTAGGATCTTTAGCTGCTTCAGTCCTTTCACTAGGTCCAGAATCTAATTTTGACCTTACTCAGGAAGATAACCTTCTTTATAAGTTTAACAGTTTTTATGGTGGAGTAGTTGTACCCAGGGGAACTTCTATTGTTGGACTAGATCTTAGAAAGACTAAAATTCGTCCAAAGTATGTTCCAAATCCTCTAGATTTAACTGTTGGTAGATCAGCAATTTTTAGAATTACTGGTGCTTGTTATTTCTGGCAATTCTCAATATTTGATGGAGATGAGACTGGATTAGTTTATACAAACCCAGACAACTCCGACTCATTATTCCAGTCAACACCAACATTCTCTCACCATAAACTTACTTGTTTTGAGTATGCTGATGGTGTGAATGCCATTGGTTCATATGGTCTTACTGACCTTGACATGTATTATAGTAAGGTTTCTAATGCTTTCAACCAGGTTAGAAACATAGATCAAAAATTCCCAGCTATTCCTGGTGGTTTTGAAAAGCAAAGACCAGAATGGGAAATTGTCGGTGCATTTGCATCAGACCCTATCAATATTTCGAACATTATTTCTGGAAATGGTTCTACGCCAGATTCAATTGTTACTGTTACAACCAGTTCACCACACGAACTTAATTCTGGAACTCCAATTAAGATCCGTGGTGTAAGTGGTTCTGGTGTTACTGCACCTTATAACATTGCAACTAAAGTTCAAAATGTCTTAAGTGACACTCAGTTCACGTATCTTTTACCAGCAATTGCGTCTTATCCTAACCTAAACGCAAATCCAAGTGCTGCAAGTGCAACAGTTACAATTGAAACTGATACTGTTTCTGGAGCATCTCCTTACATCTTCAACATATCTCTACGTTCTGTATGGGGTATGAATGGTCTTCTAGCAGATGGTAATAAAGCATCTGGTTTTAGAAGCGTTGTTGTTGCACAGTTTACTGCCGTTTCTCTCCAAAAAGACGACAGAGCATTTGTAAAATATGACAAGCAATCTAGAACATATCAAGGAGTTGCACTACCAACCACAGCACCATTTCCTTATGGTGCCGCTCTTCCTCAAGGAGCATCAGAAACCAATTCAGAAAGAGTTTATCACCTAGATCCAAACGCAATTTATAGAAGAGGTTGGGAATCAAGTCACATTAAAATCATTAATGACGCCTTTATTCAAATCGTTTCGGTATTTGCGATTGGTTTTAATAAGCACTTTGATGCTGAAAGTGGTGGTGATGCAAGTATCACCAACTCTAACTCAAACTTCGGTCAAATTTCACTTAGCTCTTCAGGATTTAAGAGAGAAGCATTCGATAAAGATAATAATGCTTTCATCACTTCAATCATTTCTCCAAGAGCAATTGATACTACTACAGAAGAACAAATTGATTGGCTGTCTCTAAACGTTGGTTTAACAACTCAGGTAGGTATATCGAGCCACCTCTACCTATTTGGATTTACTTCTGCTGATGCACCTCCAACATCCTTAACTCAAGGATATAGAATTGGTGCTCGTCAACAAGACAAATTGTATGTGATCGGAGCAGGAACAACATACAATGCCGACATTTTCATGTGTAATAATGTAATTGGTTCCGGAACTACTGCTCTGGGAACAATTAGTAGTGCAAAAACTTACACAGTTACCTCCGGACCAACATTAAACACCTTCACAATTGGTTCTCATCAAATTCAAACTGGTGAAAAAATTATTATCTTGAGTGATGATGGAGATTTACCGGAAAATGTTATCTCTAATCAAGTTTACTATGCAATTAGAGTAAGTGGCACAGAAATTCGTTTAGCAACGTCATTTACAAATGCAATTTTAGGCGAAGCAATCACCGTTTATGGTGGAACAAATCTAGTTATTTCTAGTAGAGTATCTGATAAAGATTCTGGAGAAATTGGATCACCAATTCAGTTTGATAGTGTAAACAGCAATTGGTTCATTCATACTAATGCTAGTAATCAAATTTATAATTCATTTAATACTTTAGGTGTAAATGGATTAGGAGAAACAACCGACTTATCATTTGTAAGAAGAATTACTGATGAGAGAAGTCTGGACGAGAAAATTTATAAACTCCGTGTTGTAATTCCAAAAGAACTTAGAAACGGAAAAGATCCAGAATCTGGATTTGTTATTCAAGCATCTAGCTCAACAGGAGCTAGAAGTAACTCAGACTTTACAACTCCAACTATTTCTAGTTCTGATTACAATTATCAAAAAAATCCTAGATTCATTACAAGTGCATCCGTATTAACTGATACGGTTACGATAGTTTCAGAACTTCCTCATAATCTACAAACTGGTGATACTGTTACAGTTAAAAGTGTAACTAGCAGTACAAATAGTACCGGCGAAAATAACATTGGATATAATGGAATCTTTGTAGTTTCTGTAATTGACGATGTAACATTTACATATTCTACTACTGATGTTTTTGGCGTAACTCATACCCCAGGGACTTTTACAAATGATATAAATGTAAGAACTACTGGTCTTCCAAGATTTGAAAGAACTGATCTACAAGGAAATCTTTATATCTATCGTAATGAAGTTATTTCTCCATACGTCGAAGGTTCTCAGGATGGAATCTATCATCTTTATGTTCTGAATGCCAATAATGCAATTCCGACCGAGTTTACTGACATAAAATATAGCCAAGCAACAACTGATCTATATCCTCAACTAGATCGTGATAACATTGATTCAAACCCAAGATCAGCAAAAACATTTGCGAAGCGTTCTCCAATTGGTGAGATTGTAACAAATGATCTGAAGAAGAGTATTACTCGTGAAAGCTCTGACCTTCTTCTTAAGAGCATTGGTATTGGTCTTACTATTTCTTCAGTATCTTCAAGTACTAATAGTGCTACGATTACATTTGGAAGAAATCATGGTCTTGCTGGAATCGTAACCTATAGTTCCTTAACAGCAGGAGCTGCATATAATGATGGAACTTATTATGATGTAAAACTACTGAACGGATCTCAAACTGGAACCTGGAATGGCGCTACTGCAAAAGTTGTAGTCTTTAGTGGTGCTGTAGTTTCTGCCGATATAATTGCTCCTGGTTCTGGATACAGTAGTGGTCAACTTTATTTTGAGCAATCTAGAATCGGTGCTGGAAATGGAAATGCAAGATTTACTGTTGCAACTTCAGGAATCTCCACAAACATTGGTGATGTAGTACAATTTACTGGTGATGGAACCACTTCCGATACATATCATCGTATTACATCGGTTCCATCCAAAAACCAAATTTCAATTGCTAAGACTACAGGGGATTCTACAATTTTAGCATCTCAATATGCTTATGTTGTTGGTCCTTCTACTCGTATTACCGGAACATCATATAACGCATCTACCGGAACATTAACCATTACTTGTGATTCTGCTCATGGATTACTTGCCGGTAATCAATTTAGAGTTATTGATTCTAGTAACAATAATCAAGGTGA